GGTGATCGCGCGGGACCGATCATCTTGCGCGAGCGAACTTGCTATTGTAGTACAAACTTATGTCACTAGCCACAGACTACCTACTCCTTAACATTGGACACTCAACGCTCAAGTGGCATTTGGACCGCATCAAAAGCGGATCGTTTACCATCGACCAAGTGGCGATGTTCTACGCTCCCGATCCCAAGAAATCGGTTTACAAAACCGTTACCCGAGGTCTTGAAGAACTGGTCAAGATGAAGCCCGAGAACCTCCCGATCCAATTGCGATGACTCAAACCGAGTACGTCAAGCACAGCGGCTTAACCAAAGGAAGAGTCTCACAACTCACCGCCGCAGGGATGCCGTTGACCTCCCCAGAAGAAGCTGACGCTTGGAGGGGATCTCGCAAAGGGATTGGTGGTAGACCATCGACGCTTCAGCGGATGGCCGCTATCCACCAACAAGAAGCTGTCTTCAATGAAGCCGCGCAATCGATCACAGAGGGACCGTACAGACCTCCCGAAGCCTCTGTGGCGGTCAATGCATCACTCGTAACTCTGGACACTCCAGCGGGAGCCTACGAGCGGCAGAAACAGATTGAGCGAGCGTCGTATGGTTTGGCGGTCCAAGCCCTACGCAACAAGACGATGGACGCTGGACGTATGGTCACGGTTCACGCATCAGCCGCAAAGAACCTGATCAACGCGCGGCAAGATGTAATCGCGTTAGCCGAAAAGGAGCGAACGATGGTCTCTGGATCTTGGGTCAAGAAGGTGATGCAAGATCACGATGGAGCGGTCGCTCAACTATTGAAATCAATGCCCAAGCAACTTGCTGGCCGCATTGCTCCGCACGACCCAGAACACGCCGAGCGCGAGCTAGAGCGTTGGGTTCAAGAAGTATGTCTCAAAACTCTGCACCTAACCGATCCTTGGAAATGAACCAAATAGAATCACTGCCAGTATCCGATCTAATACCTTACGCTCGCAACTCCAGAACGCACTCCGACGAGCAAGTAACTCAAATCGCAGCCTCAATTCGCGAGTTTGGATTTACCAATCCAGTTCTCATTGATTCCAACGGGACTATCATTGCCGGTCATGGTCGAGTGATGGCTGCAAAGAAAGTTGGACTAACGGAAGTCCCGTGTCTGCGTCTTCAACACTTAAGCCCATCACAGATTAGGGCTTACGTGATCGCTGACAACAAGCTGGCTCTCAACGCTGGATGGGACGATGAGATGCTGAAAGCCGAATTGCTCACTCTGCAAGAGGAAGGATTCAATACCGATCTGACCGGATTCTCAGACGACGAACTCAACGCTCTCTTGAACTCGGAAATCATCGAGGGAAAAACCGATCCAGATGAAATCCCAGAACCTCCCGTTGAGCCAATAACTAAGCTCGGAGACATTTGGATTCTAGGGAATCATCGAATCATGTGTGGCGATAGCACTATTGTCACACATGTAGAGCGTCTGATGGCAGGACAAAAAGCTTCACTTATGCACGCCGATCCACCATACGGAATGGGAAAAGCATCCGACGGCGTTATTAACGACAATCTTTACAACGAGGATCTAGATAATTTTCAGATGGAATGGTGGGCAACGTTACGGTCGTTTCTTTTTAATAACGCAAGTGCGTACATATGGGGAAATGCGCCGGAGCTATGGCGGCTTTGGTACAAGACAGGACTTGGCAACAGCGAGAAATTGGAATTAAGGAATCAGATCGTGTGGGACAAGAAAGCGATCCCCGGAATGGGATCAGCTGAACTTAATCAATACCCGATTGCTTCTGAACACTGCTTATTTTTTCAGCTTGGTAATCAGCTGGTTGGCAACATGAACACGGCTGATTATTGGGAAGGATGGGAACCGATGCGTTCATATCTAGAGCAGGAGATGAAGTCAATTGGGTGGAAATTAAGCGATCTCAACAAAGCTACCGATACATCAATGGGTAGCCATTGGGTCACAAAATCTCAATGGTTGTTTCCAACGGAGGATCTATATAGAAAGATTCAATCTGCGGCAAAAGGTAAAGCATTCAATCAAGAATACGAAAAGCTTAAACAAGAATACAAAAAGCTTAAACAGGAATACGAAAAGCTTAAACAAGAAACACGCTCTTACTTTGACAACGCTCATGAACCCATGCGTGACGTGTGGGAATTTTCGCGAGTAAACGGAGTGGAACGTCACGGACACGCTACCCCAAAGCCTGTGGCTATGATGGAGCGGATTATGAAATCAAGCCTACCAATTGGCGCCCTATGCGTGGAGCCGTTTGGAGGCACTGGCAGCACACTTATGGGAGCAGAAAAAACAGGAAGAGTTTGCTATTCAATGGAATTAAATCCGGTTTACTGCGACGTAATTGTCAAGCGTTGGGAAGACTTCACCGGCAAAAAAGCAGTTCTAGAAAAGGTTTAATGGAAATCTTAAACTGCCAAAAGCCAGCCGGTATCGAATCGCTGCGGCAAAACAGAATCGCAATCAAAGCTATCGAGCGTCAGACTGGCTTAGAGTTCCTGTCGATATCAGATCAAGAGCCTTCCCGCATTGATGGCTTCATCTTCGATCCGTTCAAAGGGATCATCACGGGAATCTATGAGGTCAAGACTCGCAGCTATGGTCTCCACAAGCTCCAGACCACATTCGGAAACGAATGGATGATCTCTTGGTCTAAGATCCAAGCGGCTCTTGAAGTCACCAGACGCACTAAGCTCCCGTTCTACGGAGTGCTGCATCTGCTGGACGACAACATTGTTATGATGGTTGAGATCTTTAACCGCAATGCGTCTTGGGCTGCAAACCATAAGGTTGAGGATCGTCTTGTTAACGGAGCAAAAGACCGAATGGCGTTAATCGATATGACGACCGCTATGCAATATAAGATGAACCAACTATTCTGATGACAGACCTAGAGCTTGAAATCTTAGAGTTCCGCAGACAATTGTGGCGACCGACTCCACGGCAATCTGTTGTCGAGTGGGCTGAGAGCAATCTCACTCTAAGCCAACGACAGACAGAGCATCCCGGTCCATTCTCAACGGCGGTCAGACCATATTGCAGGGAGCCGCTTGAATGTTGGAAAGATCCAGCGGTCTCCGAGGTGACGTTGTGTTGGGGAAGTCAGACCAGTAAGACAACAACATTGATGGCTGGTCTCGCTTGGTCTATTGACGTAGAGCCGTCTCCTGCGTTGTGGTTGATGCCGAGCGAGAACTTAGCGCGGTCTTTCTCCAAGTCTCGCTGGCTCCCAATGCTGGAAGACTCACCGGCAATGATTGCGCGGTTCCCTACGGACAAAGACCAGATCACCAATCTGGAGCAGCAATTCGACCGCTGTACTCTCACCTTTGTCGGCTCTAACTCACCGGCAAATCTAGCGTCTCGTCCCGTCAGAATCTTGGTCGCAGATGAGGTAGACAAGTTCGCTGACGCAACCGCCAAAGAAGCTGACGCTCTGGATCTTGCCGAGCAGCGGCTCAAAGCGTTCAGTAGCTCCAAAGCGTTCTTCACCAGCACTCCGACAACCTCGGAGGGGAGAATCTGGCAGAGATATCTGCGAGGAGACCAGCGGAGGTATTACATTCCCTGCCCGTACTGCCGCGAACATATCAAGCTAGAGTGGCGACAAGTCACTTGGGAGAACGAGAAACTAGAAGACGGACGACCTGACTGGCAGCGCATCCGTACCACCGCACATTACGTCTGCCAACTCTGTCAGGGGAAGATATCTGACAGCCAAAAGGTTGCAGGGTTACGGCATGGCAATTGGATCTCGGAGAATAAAGCCAGCCTCCCGAGCGTAAGGTCTTACCATCTGTCGTCTCTCTACTCCCCAGATCGTAAATGCACTTGGGGAAATCTTGCCGTCGCGTTCTTGGAGGCTAAATCCTCGATGATGGGATTGCAGGGTTTTATCAACGGTATGCTCGCAGAACCGTGGGAAAACCAAGAGACTCAACAGGACCGAGTCGAGATTGTCTCTGACGCTGGAATCCCTGAAGCCAGAAGATACCTTACCGCTGACGTACAAGCTGCCGCTCCGTTTCTCTGGTGGGTCTGCCGCGAGTGGCTCAAAGGGAACTCTCGTCTCGTTGGAGCCGGTCACGCTGACGACTTTGCCGCACTCCGTAGGATACAGTTGCAGTACAACGTCCACGATATGGATGTTGGCGTTGATTCCGGTTATAACACGCAAGCGGTCTATGATGCTTGTGCGGAGTTTTCTCAGAGCAGCGGAAGCCCAATAAACTATCCCTGCGGTCTGCGGTATCCGCCAGAGGGAGGTCTCCGAAAGCCAATGTTAATCGGCTGGTTGCCCATGAAGGGACGAGAGACTGGAGCTAGATTTACCAGCAAGACCGGCTCAATCCATCCCTTTGGAATTACAACCTCAACCTCGATGCGGACTGACGCTGTGCAACCGTTGCTTGTGTTTGATACC